AATTCATCCGCCAATTTTACATCACTAATAATTTTAAAATTGTCCATTATATAATTACCTCCATTCGAGATACTATAATGCGTTCTTGTAAATCCATCACTTGAACTCGGTAAATGTTTTGTTTTGTTATGAAACAACGAGAAATTCACCACATCGTTTGATGGATTATAATTTTTAAAATTAAATGTAAATCCTCCGTCTAAAAATCTAACCAATTCATTTGTTTTGCTATCGCGTGTTAAGAAATATAAAAAAGGACTCATAATTAATGGAACAAAACTAGACGCTGTAACCGCATCCGCTAAACTATGTGCATTTGGAAATGTATTTAATATCTTTAACTTCCAGCTAGCCAACTCGGTAGTGAAAACTTTACATCTCGTCTCCCAATCTATCGGTTTCATACCAAATAGGTAACATACATTCATACTTTCATATACGCAATGCCAAGCAGTTTGTGACCGCCATAAACAATTGTAATAAGATGACTCAATACTCATTTTCCGCAAATAGTATTCATACCATTGTTGCATATCACCTACTCCGTGTAGAGTAGCAGTCATAGATAAAGCTATTACAGAACCACCAGACACTCCGGATATTAGTAGGTTACTCAGTAATTTTTGGTGTTTTATTTTACTACATATTGCGTGTGCAACGCCCATTTGATACACACACATATATAATGACGCACCCCATATAAGTTCTGTAGGATGTTCTATCAATTTTGGAATTTCGCGATGATTGTAAGTCACTTGTTTATACGTAATAGACCTGTCCATGTATATACGTTCAGAATGATTCCATCTCTTATACATTTGTAGTAATATAATGGGAGACGCGAATAATATAACTGATTCATAAATAGACATATAACCCTTTGTAACTTATATAATATATATATTTATAAGTTGATTTACATAATTAATAATGTATATTTATAATTTAATAGCAAACCAGTATATAATATTATATAAAATAAAAAAATAAGATTTGACTGCATAAGGAAAAAAGTGAAACTGGATTCATTTTTATAAAGTCAAAATATTTTCCATCTATAAACCTACTTTTTTTGAAAAACAGTTTTAAAGCATTCTGGTGTAAATAGTGTTTGATTTTGAAATATTTGACTGCATAATATTTTTAGGTATTTGATTACGTATCAATTTGGAGATTTTTTTGTCATCATTATTCAGGACAGAAAAGGGACAGATGATGACAAAAAAATCTCCAAAAATCTCCGCAAATTTTGTGTGTAATTTATGCACGTATAAATGTAGCAAATTGAGTGAATATTCTAAACATTTGATGACAACAAAACACAAACGAATGACGAATGATTACGCGGATATGTCTAAAATATCTATATCCTATGACTGTAACTGTGGTAAAAAATACAAATACCGCCAAGGACTACATGGTCACAAACAAAAATGTAAACACATTGATACAGTAGTAACCATTCCAGATTCACAAACATACAAAGAGGAAAGGATTGACTATACACTGATGTTTTTAGAATCAATCTCGCATAATAAGGAACTCATTAATTTATTACAATCACAATCCACTACTATGCTGGAGCAGTCTAAAACTATACAGAATATTTTACCAAAGATAGGCAGTAACAATAACAATAACAACCAAACAATAATAAGTTTAATTTACAAGTATTTCTAAACGAGGAATGTAAAGACGCAATCAACTTCTCTGAATTCTTGTAAAGAATAAAGGTTACCAAAGAAGATTTAGAGAACCAGGCACATATTGCTGGCATTTCAAAATTGTTTTAGATAATATTAGAAAACTCGGTATAAACAGAAGACCCATTCATTGTACTGATAAAAAACGAAATACTCTGTATATTAAGGAGAACAATGAATGGGATAAAGAAGGTTCTCAAGAATACGTTATAAAAGGAAGACAACTGTAAAGAATACGCTGATGGTGATTCTGACTTTTTATTAAAATGTATAGCGATCCAGCGAAATCTAACTCCAGTGCATCCTCGAGAAGCAACATTTATAAAAGTAGTAGGTTATATTTCGGATGGGTCTATCATTGCTAAAGAGTAATGATCAATTAGTGAATAACAAATGTTATTAACAAATCTAAAAAATACGAATATACTTAATGTTGTCTGCGATGTCTCTTACTCTTGTTCTTCTGTTGTTGTTGGCGTCTTGATTGACGGTGTTTACTGGAGTTACCACCACGTTTTTTTCTAGTACCCTTGCTCTTTGTATTTTTTTTTGACTTTCCTTTACATTTTTTACCGTTCTTCTGTTTAAGAAGTTGACGCTTAAAAAACTGATGTATCTTCTGAGCAGCACTGTGTCGTTTTCCACCGGTTGTACCTTCTGCGGTTGTACCTCCTGCGATTTGAGATTCTTCAGACATTTGAACAGATTCTTCAGTTTCGGACATAATTATAATATATACGCACAAAATATAATTACGCTAAATGATTACTTTGAATTGTCATTATAAATTTCACGACTTGGAAGCCCTCCGCGAACCCATCCATCTAAAGCAGCCTCTTCTATAGAATATGCAGGATTGTTAACGCGCTCACTAACCTTTTTAGTTAATGGATAATTCTGATAGTCAATAAACTGTGACTCCATAACAGTTGAATTGCTCTTACGTTCAGTAACTTGTTGTCCCTGTTGTAGCTGGGACTCAATCGCAGCGTTATTGGGTCCACGCCCTAAATAAGGGACAGTGACATAAGGACGCTGGTTCAATTGCAATTTCTCAAAAGCACGTTGCTGTTCGCTTTTAATAATAAGTTCAGAGTCTTTATCAATAATGTCGCCTGGTAGTCCAGATCCAACAGACCCTCGAAAATTCACAGTGGGGGCAGAAGTTGCGAATTTGACGTGACTCGTACTGGCATTCCTAGAAAAATGGTTCTCAATAGCATATTCAGCGAACCGAGAATTTGAAAGGTTGCGTTGAGAGTTGTCTGTATCGTCTAAACCAATACGATCCGTATTATTAAATGGATGTGTGTTAAATGAAAACATGATATAATATAATCGTAGATAAATTATATTATAGAAAGTATTAATTGATTACATTTGAAAGCGAGGTAGATTACGTGCACAAGCAAACATATTGCCTTCTTTACAAGACGTCATTGAACCATAACAGAAGTCAGCAAAACCTTTCTGGTCATTAACTGTCGTAGTTGAAGGGTTAGAATAAAACGGTCTCATTGACTGCTCGAAAACATACTGGTCTCCTAAATCTTTGAATAACTTGTCGGCAATATCGGGTTGTCCTGGGTTCAACTCAGAAACCATCTTCTTGGCGTTTTCCAAAATCGTATTATTAACTTGGTCATTAAATGCCGGAGGAGCAGGTTTTTTATCGACATTGAATTCGTAATCACTAACCAATACATTACTAAAAGGATTTTTTGTATTAGGTTCGTTAAAAGTAGACGAGTCTCTAACGATACCATTCTTTGCTAATACTGTGTCTGTAATGTTTTCATAACCTTCTTTTGCTAGTCGTTTTTCCCGTTCTAATTCTTGTATCTTATAATGATGAATCCCATAAATTCCAGCAATCGTTAGACATATTACTAATAGGGTCCGTATATTGGGACTAATTGCGAATACTATAATAGAGAAAATAATAGTCGAACGTGTAACAGCATTTATTTTCTGATTATAAGTCATATCACCTACAGGGAAAAATTCTGTAATATATTCAGGAGCAAATAATACATTTGGGTTATCACTCCAAAATGGGACATCATCTATAGTATCATCTATGAATTCAGAACCTTTAATATCGGTATTATAATCGGTCATTATATATAATTACTATTTATTTTATAAGAGATAAAAAGATAAAAGATAAGAAGAAATGCTAAAATCGTTACTTGGTGGGAATATTTGTTTTTATGCATTTTGCGTCAATTATCAATGACTCGCATTTTGTTTCATCTGGTATAATATTCAACACGCATTTCGATTTTACTCCATATAATGGTTTTACACAACCGTTTTCTATACGTTTAATTATTACATCTTCAGTTTTCGTACAACGAGAGCGGAAATGTTCGTAACGTTCTCTAACGTCGGTATAAGTAAGTCCAGACGTCTTTCCGAGCATCTTATTTATTAGTTCATGTAATTTATAAACATATTTAGAAAAACTATCACGAGATTTCATATGCGATAGTTTAATGGGATATTTCTTGAAATTACATATAAGATTTTTCCGACATTTGCCACAAGGTAACGTCCACTTGAGATTAAGTATTAAATCTCTATAGTGGATCTTATCAATCTTACTTGGATTTATTGGATAATTAAAACTCATCGAATGTAATACATGCCATAGAGGTGGACCCCAAATACTGGTTAACATACCATCATTACTATAATAATCACTATTCTTAAAGGTTCTCGCCTTATTTTTGTTATTTTGTTTTTTACGCGTATTCATACTTAATATATGAATATATATGTTTAGTCTACAAAAAAATTATCATACAAATATATATATATATATATAATGTCAGGAATCATCGTTAAATTACAATCAGCTTTCGCACCATATAAGAGAAGTCTATTTATTTTTATACTTGTTACTATATTCGCGTTCATTGGATACACAGTTTATAAAAATAACGCATTGATTGGTGATAAAAATTCAGTTCAATTTAAGGACGTTGCAAATGCTAATAAAAACGCAGACAAAGTGGATATATATTTTTTCTATGCCGACTGGTGTCCACACTGTGTAAACGCAAAACCTGAATGGGATAAATTTGAGGATGAATATAATGGCAAAAAGATAGGGAAGTTAAAGATTAATTGTATTAAAAAAGACTGCTCGGAATCAAGTCAAGCGAAGTTGAATAAATCAGAATATGGCGTTGAATCATACCCAACAATTAAGGTGTATATAGACAATGATATGAAGAATCCAATCGAATATGATGCTAAAATATCATATGATAGATTAAAGATGTTTATTGGTGAAATAAATAATACTCTATAATTTACACCAACGAATAATTCAATCCGCACCCTACAGGTGAATATTCAAGTGTTTATCGATTTAGTATGACAAAAGCACGTGAATAAATAACAACCTTCGTTAATCATTTTAATTCGCTCTTCTTTCGATGTTGAGAAACTAATAATACCTTCAAATGAGATTGGAGAACCATTTATATTTATCTCATTTTCAATTGTATTTAACGGAATATTATTGAAAGACTTCATCGCATTTCGAATTATATTTTTAACAATATCGAATAATGACGATTTATAATCAATAGGTTCTCTTTTGTTATTTGATACTTTGCGTATAGCAAAAATTTCATCGGTATCACAATTATTTTTTATACATAAGTCGAGAGGGTAACTTGAGAACAATCCACCGTCTATATAACAACAGTTATTTTTAATAATTGGAGAAAATATAACAGGCAGACTACACGACGCATAAACGGCATCTAATACAAGCCATTCGGGATGTGTTTTGTAAGATAATATATTCAGTTCGAAATTAACTATTTCGCTCGTTGTTATATACAATTCGATACCAGTTAGGTTATATAGTTCCTTTAGAGTTATATTTACTGGTAAGTTTTTACCAAGTAACAACGGTTTGATTAATTTATCCATTATAGTTTGGTCAAATAACCCACGATTTTCGAATGCATGCATTATGGTGCTTAAATCAAAGTTGAATACTGTTTCCCAAGGACGTTCTATAAAATATCGGTCCAATATATCCCAATCGTAATTTAACGTTATCAATAAACAAACGAGCGAACCAATTGAAGTGCCGTATAACGATTTTATATTTTTATACTCCCAAAACCCTTTCTTATGTGCCTCCTTTATTATACCATACATTGTTAATCCATATTGTCCACCACCACCAATTACAATATGTTTTATAGTATTCGAACTTGTATGAATAATGGTATTCGAACTTGTATCAATAATGGCATTAAAACTTGTATCAATTATGGTATTCAAAGTTATATCATTCATTAAGTATGAATAATATGTTTTTTCTATATTTTTTTAGTATGGTTTTATAATATACCATATTAAATGTCGTCTATATTCATTTTTGATCACGAAGAAGAAGGGGGAGGTAGTAAAATAAATATAGATGACCTATATGATAAACGTCAGAAACGAGATTTAAAACAGTTGTCTATATTCAATAAAATATTAAAGCGTATTCATAAACGCATTAATCATACAGCAAAGAGTAAAAATATAACCGAGAATAGTATATGGTTTGCGGTTCCTGAATATTTAGTAGGAGAACCAATATATGATAAAGGTGATTGTATAGGATTTGTAGTTTCGCAGTTGGAAAACAATGGTTTTTTTGTAAAATATGTTCATCCCAATACATTATTTATCTCTTGGCATAACTGGGTTCCGTCATATGTACGCACCGAAATTAAAAAGCGTTTAGGAGTCGTATTAGATGAAAAGGGTAATGTAATTACTAAATTAGATGAAGAAACAACAGACCCTAACAACGGTATATTTAATCAACAAGAATCTACTGACAATAAAGTAAGTAAAAACGGAAAAGAATATTCATCTATTAAGGATTATAAACCTACTGGCAATTTAGTATACGGCGAAGATATGATGAATAAATTAGAAAAGAAGATTAATTTTAGACCTTGAATTATAATAATCAATTATTTATTACAAATGATTATTATTTATACTTTACTTCGTTTTGTTTTCCGCATTAAATTTCGTTTTATTTTTGTTTTCCGCATTAATTTTCGTTTTGTTTTCCGTCCACCAATTTTTGGTTCGCCTTCTTTGCTTTCTATTTTTTTGGTATGTTGTTCATATATTTCAACATTGCTAGAATCTTTCTTTTCAATTAAAGCATTGTCTAACCGCAGTCCAATATCAAATATAATTTTATCAATTAAAGACTCATTGACAACATTTTCATTTACTTGTTTATAGAATCCTTCAAGTTTATCCTTGAAACCCTTATTAATAACTATTAACATATCTTCCTGTATTTTCTCTTGTAAAGTTTCATCTACTTTTTTTACGATACCATTCGCAACAACCGTAAGTGATTCTTCAAAACCCTTTATTTTTTCCTTGAGTGTGGTCTGAATCATTTCACATATTTTTGTTTGTATTTGTTCACTATGTGACTTAGTTAAATCTTTTGTTGATAATTGAATACTTAATGCACCATCTACTTTTTCCTCTGCTGGTTGGGATGGTCCTTGTGATCCTTGTAGTGATGTCGCCATTGAATTAAACGCATTCATTTTATATCTATATACTAACATATAAAGATATAAAATTGAATGCGTTTAAAAATGATTTAATATATATATAAAATACTATAATAATGGATTGTCAAATACAACAAACCCCTCAATTAAATAAAAAAAGAGAAAAATCTGCTAAAACCCAGAAACGCAAGACTAATTTATCAAGTTCTCATAAATCCCGTTTATGGGATATATACGACATAGACCAAAATCGTAACCAAACCGAAAACGATAAAATGGAATGTTTATACGAGAATGAGTCTAAGATGACGGAACAAGGATTGTGTGCATTATGTAATACAGTTCTAAAAATATCAGAAGAAGGATTTCCAACGTGCTCGAGTGAAAAATGCGGAATTGTATATACACACGAATTAGACTTTTCACCAGAATGGAGATTTTACGGTACGGATGACCGCAATGCGAAAGACCCAGCACGTTGTGGTAATCCAATAAATCCACTTTTAAAGGAATCATCATTTGGTTGTAAGGTATTATGTTCAAATAATTCTAGTTATGAGATGCGTCGTATAAGGAAATGGACAGAATGGCAGTCAATGCCACATCGAGAAAAGTCATTATACTCCGAGTTCCAATTTATTACAGTAATGGCACAAAACGCAGGTATACCTAAAATCTTCATAGATAAAGCGATGGCTATACATAAAGACATATCAGAACAAAAGATGTTTAGGGGATTGAATCGTGATGGTATAAAATCAGCGTCAATATATATAAGTTGTCGCTTGAATGGTTGTCCTCGCACAGCACACGAAATAGCGGAAATATTCAAGTTAGACAAAACAAGTGCTACAACGGGTTGTTCAATGGCTGTAAATATACTGGCCAATATAGAACGTGGTTACGAAACGTCACAGCAAACTGAATTAATGACAACGACACCATCAAATTTCATGGAACGCTTCTGTAGTCACTTAAATATCAATACTGAACTAACCCTATTGTCTAAGTTTGTAGCAAAGAAGGTAGAGGCAAACAATATTATAAGTGATAAATCGCCGCACTCGATAGCAGCAGGTATAATATACTTCATTGCGCAGAATTGCAACTTAGACGTAAGTAAGACGGACATAAAAGTGGTGTGTGGTGTAAGTGAAGTCACAACGAATAAATGTTTCAAGAAATTGGAAGAATTAAAGAGCGAATTAATTCCAAGTGTTATATTAAATAAATACAACAAATAGACCTATAATAATATAAGTAAATAATATAGTTATACTATGCCACCTCGAATTATTTTTTTAGTACCTTACAGAGATAGAAAGGAACACCAAGAAATATATTCAAAACACATGGAAAATATACTAACTGGTTTAGATGATTATAAAATAATATATATACACCAGATGGATACGCGTAGTTTTAATCGTGGAGCAATGAAAAATATAGGATTCTTGTATGTAAAAGAACAATATCCCGATACGTATAAAGAAATAACTCTTGTGTTTAATGACGTGGATATAATGCCCAAATCAAAAAACATAATAGATTATTATACTGAAACGGGAACAATAAAACACCACTATGGATACTCGTTTACACTAGGCGGTATCTTATCTATAAAAGCAAGTGATTTCGAATTAATAGGTGGTTTTCCCAATTTCTGGGCTTGGGGATATGAAGATAACGCATTACAACAACGAGCGATAAAGCATAACTTAAAAATCGACAGAAATAATATGTATGAACCAGGAAGTAAAGAAATAATACACATGAAAGACAGTGTTATAAAAACTGTTAACAAAGAAGAATACCAAATGTATAGGAAAGAGTCAAAAGAAGGTTATAAAAACATAACAGACTTGAATTATTATTATAATGATTCAAGTGGTTTTTTAAATGTTACAGAATTTAATACGGGGCGTGAGGAAAACACCATTTATTCAAGACCGCACAAATTGTCAAATGGGAACAAGCCATTTCAAAAAAGAAACCCCAAGATGAATATGTTATTTAGTTAAAAAAATGATTCACACTAACGGAAAGATTTCCATAATCTTGAATGTAAGGCCAATATTGTTAGTATCTTCCCATATACCAGAAATTCTCAATATTGTCTTCCCGTTCAGTTCTGTATTATTTAAATGTTGATGATTGTAACGATATACTTTAATAAGCATGGCGTTAAGTTGTTCCTTTAATAAATACTTGGTTTGTTTAGTAATAGCATTAATGTGCTTGAAATATTTTAAAATATAATATTCGAGTTCAGTTATTTCGTTAATAATTTTAATATTATTTTTTGTATCTTTAAGAATTATCTTACTATGTGATTTATCATAGGAATAATCGTCGAGACATATATTGATGTATATACCATTCATAGCAATATTTTCATCTGAATATATAATTTTAGAAAATGTACCATCCATTGTAATATTCTTTCTAGTTTCAGTAAAAAATAAATTATTAATTATTATATCATTTAAATTGAACACCAATATCATTTTCTAACATGAATAGTGATTATATGTTTATTACCTTTCTATTTAAAAGTTATTACACCTTTTTACATTTCAAACGCCGATTTTTATATAGTCCTAACCCATATAAAAATAATTTACAATTCTTCTTTATTTTTCGTGTTTTATTTTTTTCTACATATTTATCTGGTCTGTCATAAGCACATTTGAATATATTTTCATATTTTTCGTTTGGTATTTCATTTATTGCTTTTTGGATATTTTCTTTTAGGTTTTCATACTTTACATCCTTGGTAATTTAAAACGCCGCTTCGCGGAGTAAAAAATAACCAATAATGTAAAATCAATAGTAGGAATCTCACCTACGATGGTCTAACTTTTTCCACTTCCTTTTTAATATTAAATACTTTACAAACTTCTTATGCTGTTAAATTATAATCATTACTTTTACGAGAAGGCATATATATATTATTGAGTTATTTTTTCACAAAAATTGATTTATAAAAAAATCGAAATGGAATACTTAAACATATAAGTATTATAATATTAAAAGATGACAGACCAAAAAGTTAAACTTATTATTGAACCTGAATTATCTATGGAAGATATTAACACAAGAATAAAACAAGAAGTTTGTTATGAAACTTTGGAAGAATTAACCGACGCAAAATTAATGTGTAAATATAAAGATTGCAATTCAGTTAAAAATGAAATAAAAAAACTGAGCGATATATTGGGAAAATATATAGACGAAGAAACAAAACAAAAAATAATAGAAGAATATTTATTACAATTAATACCAGCAGGAACAAAAGGAGTTATAAGAGGAAATCACTTTAATAATATAGTAAAGAAATTTATCACAAAATTATCATTACACTCAGAGAGATTTGAAATTTGTTTTGAAAAAAAATGCGAAGGTCATATTACTACTGAAATACCAGATTGGTATATTTTGGAAAAATCAACTAATAAAATTATTATTGGTATGAACCAATTGGATTTATGGGGCGGAGGACAACAACTTAACAGAGGTTCAAAATACATAGAGAATAATAAACATAATAATGAAAATAGTAGGTTATTATGTGTTGTTTGTAATGAAATACAATTTAAAAGTAAAAAAAATAAAGCATATAAATTATTTGAAACTGGTTTTGAAAATAATACATTATGTTATTTGAATAATTTACAAAATAATATTATCTCATACTTTACTTAACATTCTAATAATGGATTGAACTTAAATATTAATTCCTGTTTTGATATGGATTTAGGACCAACTGTATTGTTAAAATCATATGTAATTGTATATAATATATTTATATTATCAGTAATAGATTTTCCATTTGTAAATTTTATAAAGTAATGAGATTGGATACTTTTTTCATCAATCTTTTTATCTATTGTTCCAGCATTAACACCTACACGACGAAATGATATATCTGGATTTTCTGTTTTTCCAACAAATATAAAATTTACTGGTTCTAATTTTTCATTTACAACTCTATTAGTCGGTTTTTTTCCCAAATTTGAAATATAATTGTAAAATAAACAACTTAAACATAAATATAACAAATGGAAAATAAATATAATAATGGAAAAATTTATATGGTAAAATGTAATGCCACAAACTTAACTTATTATGGTTCTACAACTGGAGAATTAGAAACAAGATTATCAAGACACAAATATTGCTATAATTGTTACATTAAAAATAAATACCATTATGTAACTATTTTTGATATATTGAAAAATAATGATTATAAAATTTTTTTGATTGAAAATGTAAATTGTAATAATAAAAAGGAATTACAATTAAGAGAAAAATATTTTATTGAAAATAATGAATGTATCAATAATTATATTCCTTGTAGAACAAAAATAGAATACAATGAAACAAATAAAGAAAAAATTAAAGAATATCAAGATGAATATAGAATTAATAATAAAGAAAAAATTAAAGAATATCAAGATGAATATAGAATTAATAATAAA